ATCACTTGGCACAGGATTTGGTGTCGGCGGTGGACTCGTGATAGGAACTGACTGAGTTAGATCGCCTTGCTGAGCAAGCAATGCGGCTAGCCCTATTGAATTATAGCCGAACGTTCCACTCTTGCCCCATGCAGCCCCCCATGAGTTATAGAACCACCATAAGTCGTTCTCAGCATCACGAGCGAAACACACATACTCATGCCCGCCGCGAACCTGTCCGCCTGCCGGATTCTTGATGATACCGCTAGCCGGGCAGTTATCCATGTTAGTAGTCCAGTTAGTGCCAGCAATGAACGGGCCGCCCTGAATAAGTGTGAGAGCCTCAGCTACAGACGTAGCGTGGACATATCCGTTTATGTAGCCAAGCTGTTGCGCGGCCTTGTTAACAGACAGCCCGTCTGATCCTGTGTCATCAGGTGGATAGCTGCCTGCGTATGGATCAATCTGAGTAGCCAGTGAGTAAATCTTAACCGCTAGAGCCTCATCGATAGTAAGCTTAGGTAGCGTAGAAAAGAACGGATCGCAGCCAAGTAGCCCGGCCTCAGCATTGCCCGTGCATGATCCTAGCTCTCCTTGATCGAATACCGGGATATGCCTAATCCACAAAATGCTCTGGTCAGCTTTAGTGGGCTGAACAACAAAACGCAGTGAGCGTGGATCGTGATTGATGTTACGACCCAGACGTTTATTAGGAACTCTGATTTCAGGTAGGATTATTGTCATTTTTGAAATCAAACCACTGACTTTTTGCTCCTAGTGTATCAACAACTGAGGCTGATTTACCCATTGCTACGTCACCCTCTGCTGTCTGCTGCACTGTGCCGCCTGTTACTTGTTTGTCTTTTGTGTTTAGGGCGAAGTAAGCAGCGGAAATAGCCGCAATAAGACCAACAATGCCACGCACCCATGATTGGATGGCGATGGGTAGGAATGTGATAAGCGCAGGCTGAGTTGCGATGACTGTAGTTGTAACAGCGATAAGCCCCGAAAGGCTTGTTCGCCAGCTTGCGCCAAATGGTTTTAACATTGGACTTTAGAACGCTACATTTACGCCGACCCTACCCGTCAAAAAATTGGATTGTGGCCGCGTTACTTTGTCGAATGACGCTTCAGAGATGATGCCGATGTTGTGAGTGATGCGATACTCGATTCCTAGCGCGCCCTCGCCTATCATTTGAGCGTCGTGCTGCACAGCCGCAAAACGAATCTGTTGCCCAATCGATCCGTCAGGCGATTGTAGTTGTTTGTTGCCGCCATTAAAAATAGCCCCTGCTCCAACACGGACATAAGGCGAGAACGGAGAAGTGCCGATAGGATAACGGAGTGTGACGTTAGCTAATAGGTCGCCAACAAACCGTCGCTGGTCGTTACTTGTTGCTACTCGCGCTGGTGTTGACAGGTTGCGAACATAGTCGCCGCTGAAACTTAGCCCGACTCCGAAATACTTAGCGAAGAAATAATTTGCTGCCAGCGTTCCGCCGTAAGTGTGATCCACGCCAAAGTAACGGTCGTTTTCAAAGTTTGTTATAGTCCACGAGCCTGAGCCTAGTAACGAGATGTTAAACTCATTCGCGGCGTAAGGCGACAATGTAACAGAAGGCGTGGTAATTGTCTTGTCTGCGACTCCGGGGCCAGCGAAAGCCGGATAACTTAGTATCGCCAGCGATACGAGAAGGGTAATAAATTTCATAATTGCTTAATAACCACTCTTATTTGGTAGTTGTCAACTACCTATCGGATTGCTAGCTTCTTTTGCAACTTGCGTCATTATGAATAGTAGTAATTCAGCACGCTTTCGTTCCTGTTCCGGGCGTGTTTCATCCTTGACTCGTTCACTCATAAGCACCCTTAACCTATTAACTTTTTCAGGTGTCATTTTATGTTCCAAGTCGTCTATTAAGTCGTCGGCTTCCTTGTCGCGTAGCTCAGGATTATGCAGTGTGTTAGCTACCTGCCTTTGAAATGAAGTCCATAGCGGAGAAACCTGTGTTTCAACTACGCTCATGCGACCCTGAATAACCCACAATGCTTTCAAGATTCCGAGTAGCACGCCTAGCATAGCCAACCCAATAGGCACGAGCGCTCCAAATATCCAAGGCTGAGTGGATGAATTGATTGCAAACAAGGCTGCGCCTACATATAGCGTAAGAGCTATTGGCAACACTTTCCAGTGAGCTAAAATGTATGCAATCATGGATTAAAATATCCTTCTCCACCACGGTAAGGGCTGCGTCTTGCGTGGATGCGATTTGTGTGTTCCCTGAATCGTAGATGCTGGCGTAGGTGTTGGTGATGTAGCAACTTTCTCTTGTAACTCCCTTATGTTACTTTTGTTTTCAGATATGACACCCGCGTTCTCTGCGGCTTGATAGGCGGCATTATCAGACTTTTCCTTAACCGAAATCAGCCACTTAGCCGTGAATACAGTGCTAAAGAATATGATAATTGCGATGGACAAAACTATGAGAGTAACAGCAATCCGAATAGCCCACGCCCATAAATAACGTTTCATGGAGCTATGCCAATTCCAACATACTTAACGAACAAGATGAGCGCCGTTAATGCCAAGATGAAACAGATTAGCGGATTTGCGTCCTCGGACTTTAGCCAGCTAGAATCTTGATTGTCATTTAGCATCCGGCAAGATTTCATGTGCCAAGATTCACTTTGGCGATAAAAGCGGTCTTAGCTTGCGCCAAAGTTCTGTCAGGAAGATTTGGCAACGCGGCCACTCTCGTTTGCAGATTAGCCAATGAACTTGCCGCTGCTACCGCTGCCTGAAAACTCACGATCCATTCCCGTAACGTGTTTATCTCATCAATTGTTAATGCGGCAATCGCACGATACGCTCTTGCACTTCCATCCGGCTGCATCATAAACAGAACTGCATCACGCTGACTTCGGTTTATGGTCGATGCCCAAGCGTCCTGAGCTGCTTGTGAACCGTCGAAGGCGTTTATGATTGACTGTGCGACAGCTTGCAAGTTCGCCGGAATCACAGTCACGACAGCAGGATTCCAGGGACTTACCACGCCATGAATACCGTCAATAGCCAGACCTGCGTTTGAAAGATCGCTAAAGAGCCGGTCAGTTAGTTCGATGCTTGTTGGCATAATCTATTGGACGTAATATCCTGTTATAAGGTATGTCCCTGCAACTGCCCCTGACCCTGCGTGCGATGTGGAAATGACCGCTTGGACACTGTTTCCAGCAGCGCACGTACTTTCAACGGCGGAAGTAGGTATGAAAGTGTAAACGGACTGATTTGCTACCGGAGTTCCGCTCGTTGACGTAAACGACGGGCTCATCTGACGAGCCGCGCTACTCTCTTTTATTTGATGAACTAACGAACCAGCTCCGCCACTGGTAACAGAAGTGACAACAACAACCCAATTTGTCATCACAAACGTTCTACTAGCTGGCACTGTGAACAGGGTCACGGTTGCTGCATTCTTAAGATCAACTCCGGTCTTGGCTACCGTGAAAAGCCCGACATCGACAGTGGGCGGACTTGCACTTGAATAAACGGCGTGGTTACGAGTCACATCCCCAGCCGTAAATCCGTCTGACGTTGTGATTGTTCCTCCAAGAGCTACTGAAGTGCTACCGATAGTAATGGTAGAATTGCTTAGTGATGCGTTAGCGATTGCACTTATAGTTTCAACACCCGTGCTTGCAAGTGAAATTGTAGCTCCGCTACCAGATAGGGTTGCAGGTGCGTACGCCGTGCCGCCCGCGTTCCCGACAAGTATCTGGGCCGCCGCTGGCGCGGTGTTGGGAACGATGGCCGATTTCGTCTGAGTGTCGTCCGTCACGTTTGCAAGCCATGTTCGATCCGCGCTCAAATCTTGAGTTGTTCCACCTATGGTCAGAATTCGTGTGGTCTGAACCAGTGATGCCGGAGCAATAGAGAATTGAACATACGTTAAGGGGTCAGTTCCAACCGTAGCCACGGACGAAGTAAGAAGCCAAGAAGTGTTGGTATTTACAGTCCCGTTCACAACTGGAATTGCGCCAGTGTTGTTGATGTCGGACGGCATGTCATAATCCAATGCACGAGTCAGGACTGGTTTTATGGCGATGCCCTGAAGTGTGGTGACGTAGTAAACTCCGTTGAACGCTCCCGATGGACTTTGTGTGTCGTTCTTGACAAGTAGCCTCTGACCGAGAGCAGTGAATGTGTATCCATCTATCGTGACGGCAACGTTGGCGGTTGGGCCAGTTAGCGTTGCTCCAATTCCACCGACACCGTTATTGTATGTAAACCCACTCGTATCGCCCGCCGCCGTAGTAGCAGCTTGAACAGCAACGGCTGGATTAACGCCAGCTACTGCATTAGAAATTCCGGTTGTGACATAAGCCGTCGTCGCCAGTCTCGTGCTGTTGTCGCTCGTGGATTGCGTAGGAGCTGTTGGATTTCCAGTGAGTGACGGGGAAACCGCAAATACCGCTGCCCCCGAACCTGTTTCATCAGAAATCGTGGCGGCTAATTGGGCAGATGTGGTCGAGGCGAATTGCGACAGCGGATTAGCAACCAACGCGTCCCCTACAGTCCAAGTTCGATTGGCACTTAAATCTTGAGCAACTGAATTTATCGTTAGGGTGCGAGACGTTGAGACTTTGCCGTTGAATGTGTTCCAGTCAGTAGAAGTTAAATAACCGTCGTGAGTTGTGTCGGCTGCAACCTCGACTGTTGCCGTAGGGGTCGCTGTGGCGGTAGGCGTTGCCGTGGACGAAGGGGTGGCAGTGGATGTAGCGGTAGGAGTAGCAACCGCAAACGTCATTGTGTCCGTGCTGGCATTGGTTGTAATTATCATCTGATTTCCAGCTACAGCCGTAAACGTGTCATCAACCTGATCCGCCACAATGTCGCTTTGGCCGGCAACCGAGAATGTTCGGAAGGTCTGTAGCGGCGTAGCTGTCGCTGTTGACGTTGCGCTTGGTGTTGCGGTTGCGGTTGGTGTGAATGTCGCGGTTGCCGTCGAGGTAGGAGTTGCCGTTGGGGTGGAAAAGAACTCAAGCGCAGTCGCACTGGCATTTACTCGCACACCTCGTAAAGCCTGACCTGAATAGCTATTTGGAACGTCGCTCAGGTTTATGAACGGGATTCCAGTCAATTGAGACCCATCACCAACAAAAGAACCGCCATTAAAGAAATCGCCGGTAAATTGTTCGGCGTGAACATTAGCGTGAACCGTAGAATTGTTTAATTGAAACCCACAATAAATATCGGTAACAGATAGGTCGCCAAGTGCCATTGTATTATCAGCACCTGTTTTCGCGTTTTCTCCTAATGCTACGGAATGAACGCCACCTGCGAAAGCAGATTTACCAATAGCTACGCCACCTGTATCCACAACCGCCGCCAACGCTCCTACAACGGTTCCATTTGAAGTATCGCCAAGCAAGTCTGCGTTAGCTCCAATAATAGTATTGTTGCTTCCGGTGTTATACGCAGACCCGGCATGTACCCCAAAGCTGGTATTATATGATCCGGTCGTGACAACGTTCATTGCATACCAACCAACAGCTGTATTATATTTCCCTGTGGTAATAGTCTCACCTGCAAGCGCTCCTAAAAAGGTATTTGCAGTATTGTTACCGCCTGTTGAACTTGGATCACTAGCCCAAAGTCGGAACACTTCGACGTTGTTCGCGTCCGTGACGTAAATTCCTGAGTTCAAGTAGGTGTATGGATGCGTGACAGGATCGTTGCTGTCGCCAGTTGAATGAAGATGCACGGATGCCGGGGCATTGAGAATCCCTGTGATAAACTTGAAGTTTTCGCTTCCTGTTATCGTGTTCGTTCCATTTCCATACGCCACCTGCTGATCCGCTATGCTGCCGCCGATGCTGCCACCGCCGCCGCTGCCGCAGTTAGTCATAGTAGCCCCAGTGCAATCCACTGTGTTACCTGCCCCGAACTTAACAAGCGGGTTAATTACCTTCTTTGTCTTGGTGTCAATACTGACAGCTTCAGGGCGTACGGTGGATGTTGGCGTAGGCGTAGGCACAGCTAGTGCTGGTATCGCCAACGATACGAGTAACAAAAATACTAGCCTCATAACCCGCCTGTCTTAGCCCAAAACCTTGAAGCTGTATCCAGTGGTTGTACTTCTCCGTCGGGATTGTCAGGATCAGCCGTGCCTGTTACTAGCTGCCAAAATGATACTGACCCCTGAATGACGGCAATCAAGAATGTCAACGTAGGTAATGGCGCTGGTAGCAATGTTGAGAGTGATTCAAGTGAGTTGGGATCATCGCGTAGTGACACTAGATTGTAGTACAGAACTCCACGCACCCCCGCAGGCGGCAATGGCCCAACTGTTGTTGCTGCCGCCTGAATAACAACCGGCTCTCGAAGCAGCAAGATGTCCTGACTATCCTTAACTATTCGGACTTCGAGAAACGCGGGTATTGTGTCATCGTTGGTTGCCGCCAGAGCCGCCACTAAAATGTCACTGTTAACAACCATCGTGAAGTTAACTTTGTTAACATCCGACACCGGCATAATGATCGAGTTGGCATACACGACCGTTTTGCCGTCTGTTAGCGCTACGCCATTTGAGCTATCAATGGCTACGTCCCTAGTCGGAGCGGTAGGATCGCCCGTTTCTTCTACTACTATGACTTCTCCTATTAGGTTGTCGTCAAACGTGAATGGCGGTACTAAAACATAATCCAACACCTGCTCGCTAACCACCGTCGCGCGCTGCGTAAGACTAGCGATTAGCGAAAGAAAAGCCATTATGGTTCAGCTATCACGCCGAATGCAGATGGATCGATCTTGAATGCAAACGTATAGGTGGCCGTGGTTACACCCGCGTTATCAGCAATAGCACGCTTGACCGTCATTTGTGCCGGTGGATTAGCAGCTTGGCTCACGTTGGCTTGGTGGAAGGCTTCGCACATAGCCAAAAAAATCTCACGAATATCGCCGGTAGTGGGATCAGCCTGAGCATCAGTAAGCTGTTTGAGTATCTTGTTAGAGCTTGCTGAACTCGTAGTAAACTTAACTACGTGCGGGCTAGTATCAACGGTATAACCCGCCCCCAACCATGTTGACGGTACTGGTGTGAATGCCATCGGCTAGCCTTATAACACAACTTGCCTTTTTTGTCTATGTTACTTTTGCTTCCCCGCGCGAGACAGATTGTGCTGATTGCGGTCGAGTTGGCTGGACTGGCTGCGGACGCACTTGCACGTTGAGTGATATTGCTTCGCTCTGTCCTGCGATGTGCTTGGCGATAGCATCCCTTGTGGACTCTGCATCTTCGATTACAAACTGCTCTGTGATTACGTATGGTTTTCCCATTGGTTTTTCTCCGTTTGATTGTTTACCGCTGAACCAGCGAGCAATGACCGCATCGGCAAAGCTCATGCCCTGATTCAAATTGTTCTGCATCTGTTTGCATCCCCCGCAATTTTGCACATCGGTTCCAAGTATCCTATCGATTCCTTTGGCAATCGGTTGCGCTGCGCTTGCGATAATATCTCCGGTTCTCATATACAACCTAAGATCGGGTCGCAAGTTTGTCCTGCATGGCAGCATTGTTCAAATGGATTGCAGCAGAATTGACCCGCGCCAGTGTCGCAGCATGTTCCATTGCAGCATTCGTGGTCGCTCGCACAACAGAAGTCTCCGAATTCGTATGGACAACATTTGGGATTTGGCGAAGCAAAAGGATCACAACACAATCCGCCGCAGCAAATGCTAAACGCGGACGACGGACAACTGCTGGCGCATTCGCTAAATGATCCCCACGAGCCACTAAGAAAATCACAGACCGTTTGAGTGGTTCCGTCAATACAGCCATTTGGACAAAAAGGCGAGCACGCAGGATCAAAAAGACAACACGCACCCAAGTCTCCGCCACCGCATGGATTAGGACTGCACGTTGGGGCTGATGGAAAACACACTCCGCCATCACTTATGCAATCATCACAGGTAGTACGAGTTTCACAGGATGTTCCAAAACAACAACCGACACCGCCGCAGCAACAGTCAGGATCAACAGCAAGTTTTCCATCAGGGCCTAGCAACAATGTTCCGCCAGCGCCAAGTTGCAGTAGCATAGCTATGGACAGCTTTCAGTCTGCGGCACGACATTCGCAATACCCGCTCCCCCGGATGTCACTTTTAACAGAGTGCCGTCAAAATGCAGTTTGGTTATATTAACTAGTGTGGTTGTGCCGTCTGTTACTGTGATCTTACCAAAAGCGCTGCCGCTATTGCCATCTTCCCCAAGATTAACATCATAAGTAGTGCCTTCCCCTTGACGCTCACTAAGAAGTATATCCTTACCTTGTAATCCGCGAATAGTAAGGATGAATTGGGCTTGTTGTTGTAAGAACAATTTGACTGCCTTCCAAGTAAATTTTTGTGGTAGCTCTGGAAACTCCATGCTATGATCCCGCGAATCGCTGAATCAGCGCTAATTGAATGCGTTGTGTGTTCCGGTAGTAACCATTGTTAGCGCCGGGCGTTGACTCTGGCACTAATTCATCTGATTCAATACTGGATTCAAACAACGGATGAAAGTATGCGAATATGAGTAGCAACCCGTATCTAGGATCGGTTGTTATTGGCAACCCTGTAAATGGCTGCACTGAATTGATAGACAATGTTTGAACATCAATGTTTGAGATTATTATTCGTATGGCGAGCGAGAACACGATAGTCGCAAATGGATTAACTGTGTCCACTGTGTTACCGCCAGTAGATAAAAGAAGCGCCCGGTTAAAGCCGCCGATAAGAATAACACCGTCGCCAGCGCTCACCCCCGATAACCCTGTAACAATATTGGTTCCGCCAGTGAATGTATAAGGCCCACCTGATAACACTTGATACCCGTCCAGTATACTAGGAACTGGCTGTGGACTATCTTTAGCTATGCGCGTAATCCATGTAAAAACAAATACGGGAACGCGAGCCGTGAACCATACGGCCCCACCTAATAGTGACACATCTTTAGAAATCTGCCCTGAAGTTATAGCCGTCCCGGGCCTATGTTTAACAGGTGGTAATGTGCCGCCTTTCTTACCAATATAAGTTAGTCTTACGGTTGGAAACTGCGGATGATGGTCGCTGTCCCAACTCGCCAGAAACATATTACTATCTATGTCGCTCACTGCCCATAACACCAAAGATGCAATATAAGCCGCTTCGTTTGCTACGCTGCCCCGCATTGGCACTATCAACCGATCTAGCTCCCATCCGTTAGGATACCAAGCTACCGGGCCGGTTGGCTCAAAATCGTGATTGCCTATGTTAATGATTGCCATTGTTATGCTCCAAATACCCTATCAAACAAGGTAGTCATACCTGACATTGTTAAAGGATCATTGGGAGTAGGAGTCGGCCCCGGAGAAGGTCTTGCACTAGGCATCGCGGGAACAGTACTCGCTCCCGCTGGCTCCGGTTGATTTTGTATTTGCTGCCAGCGCTCATCGAAATCTCGTGGATCAACCCAAGGCGCTTTGGACATTTGATGTGCTAGTCCGTAATCATGTACCTGCGCCTTAGTCGTAAACCTGCTAGTATCATAAGGCTTGCGGTCAATGAAATCGCTTATTGATCGTCCTGCTTCCAGCCCCGGCCCTTGCGATCCTTCTACTTGCCCTGTTGGATACCATGCCCCGCGCCAATCCGTGCCTGCCCTGCCGCCAGCACCCGGCGCACTCGCTCGGTCGGCTTCCATCGCTGCTCTTTGTTTTTCTCTGCGTGCTGCGAGTTCCGAACTACTGGCTCCTACCGGCCCGGCCATTAACTCGTCGAATGGCGTAATTTGCTTATCATCCTTACTGGCGATTGCAGCCTTAATCCGCCTGAATGGATCGTACTCAGGATTGCGAAATTCCGGGGCTTCAACCATGCCGGAAGCATAACCCAACCGTGAAGCCGCTCTTTGCGCTGCTTGATATTGGGCTTGTCGTTGTCGTAATTGCTGCGCTGGATCAATTTGTTCCTCTTGAGTGTAATCCTCAAGCTGGCTACCACGAGCCTCTGCTACGCCCGCCTGCGCCGTCGCTGCGCCTGCCTGTGCGTGAGTTAGCCTGACTTGCGCTGCTGCCTTCTGTTCTTCGCTTAAATCCTTTGTTGCCTCTACCTGATCTTGTGCGGCTAATAGTTCATTTTGTGCCGCTGCAACCCTTTCCTTTGCTAAAGCTATCGACAACTGATCGCGTGTTAGACCTTCCTTGCTAAGATTGGCGATGCGTAATTGTATTTGAGCGTTGCTTTGGTGTAGCTGTGCCTCGCGATCAACGGCATCCTGTGTCTTGGTTACTTTTTCCAGTATGTCGCCATGCAATTTATCTTCAGCCCGTTGCCCTGCTAACACCTTGGCCTGTCCGCGCTCATCCGTCTGAGCTATTTGCTCTGACAATATAGCCGCAGTTTCTTTGTGCCTGATTTCTTCCTGATCTAATTGTGCTTGTCGTTCGCTCACATTAAATCTGTCATGCTCGATTTTAGCGGTTTCGCTTGTTTTATCGGCAATCTTACTTATTTCTTCGCGAGCGGACTGAAGCGCTTTCTCTCTATCTTCTGTTAGTCCCGACTTGTATGCTCCGGGTGTTTGTCCATGCAATGCCGCATCTCTTAACAAAGCCACTCCCCCGGCTACATTACCAGCTACACTACCACTTGTTGTTGAGTAACCGGCTATCTTGGCATGTAGATCATCGGCCAGCTTGATTGATTGTTCGAAATTTGAGCGCATTTTATCTATGCCTTCAAATCCGCCTGCCTTGCTAGATTCTGTTCGCACCGCTCCGATAGCGGTTTCCAGCTTCAACGCTTCTTCGTGGGCATCGGCAAATCTCTCTACAATCGTCGTGATCGCGCCGATAACAGCACCCCCGACTATCCCTACTGATAGCGCTCGTCCAAAGGCTGTAACGCCTTCTACAGCGCCGCGTGCGGAATCCCCTGTAGCTGTTAATCCTTCAGCCAGCGCTGTTATGGCTCTAGCGCCGCGACGTTCGCCTAGTGGCTCTAAGGCGAATAACTTGGAAAAACCTTGTGCATGTCTTTGGGCGTGCCTAGATAAATCTTCCAACCCCTCTTTAACTGGCTTGCCGTCTAAGCTGGTTGAGTAATGGATTGTGCCGCCGCGATCAGCCATCTTGTGTTATCTCGACTCCGGGATATTTTTTGGCGATTGCCTGCAAATCCTTGAACACGCCGTGGCTCAGGTTTGTAAGATAAAATTGCACGCGCCCGTCTATGGCTCTTTGTAAAGCCTGTGCGCCGCCGATAGCGTTTACGGTTGGTTGGCTGTTATCAAACTCTATTCCTATCTTGCCGTTCTCGCGAAATGATCTTGCGGTTTCGTCATTAGGGTATGTTTTGCCAGTCCTAGCCACTGCCTTCTTGACATAACTAGGAGCATCCACGCTTAACCCAAGCATTTGCCCGATCCTATACCAGCTTTGTTTTGCCAGCCCGCGTGCAGCGATCCTAACCGCAACGTCTCGTGCTCGTGCCGCCTGTATCGCGCTCCATAACTCATTCGGGTAATTATAGGATAAATTGTAGAGTATCCTTACGCGGCCTGAGAAATCTGCGGACTTCGATTTAATTACCCCGCGATGTTTCGGCGTGTAAAGTGTTATCGGCTGTAGTGAGAATTTGGCGTTGGCGCTATGACTGCGAATCTTGCCTACGTCCGCTGCATCCGTGTTCTCGATTGCCTTGCTGAGTATCTTGCCGGTTTCTTCACGCATAACCGTGTCATCCGGCGCGTTCAGCTTCCTAGCCAGTTCTTCGTTTACTTGAACGAAGTTTGTTACATCTACGTCAACCCGCATCATAGGATCGTTTTCGATCCCTTGGATTGATTTAGCTTGAGTGTGGGAATGCGCTTATGAACAAGCAGCCACTCGTTTTGATATTGGAGCGCTCGCGCGTAAGGCATCCTTGATAGTATGTATGTTTCATCCTTGCCGCTCATTTGATGCACCTTGGCTATTAAGGAAGTCCAGTTACTCGGCCAAACTATTTCGTTGTCGCTTTCCTCTCCGTTTTTTTTTCGGTTCCTTCAGGCTCACCGTATGCCGCGAACACTTCATCCATTATCGTGTTAAACACGCGATAGGCTTCCCGGAAGTTCTTTTGCAGCTTGCTAGCCATCTTGTGCTCTATCGCCCACTTGATAGCGGCTTTGTTAGCCTGAACCGGGTTACGCCTAGCTCCATTCACTTCTTCTACATCCTTTAAGCTGCACAACCATACCACTATAACTGTGTCAGCTTCCATTCCGGGATACGTGTTATCCTCGCTTAACTGCTTGGCTTGTGCCTTGGTGAGCCTGCCGTAACGCAAGCCAATAGCATCAGCAGCCCACATGCGCTCAATCGTGTATGGCTCTAGCTCTAGCCCGTTGAGAGAATGAGCAGTGCTCTCGATGAATGACTTGGTTGGAGTCATCTCGCTGCCTTCGTCTGTCTCGAATCCTGTTTGTTTCTTCATACGCCTAGCGCCTTCCTCGTTTCTTCGCTGGCGTTCACTGAGATGATCTTCATACCGGGACTTGTTATTGCTATGGCTTCTCGTGGCCCATCCTTTGTCTGTATTACTTCGCGCGAGCGTGTTACGCGGCCCGGATTAGGAATGATGTAGCGTGGCACTTGATGCGTCCACAACTCCATAAAGTCCATTCGTTTTTGCAGGATCACACAATACAGCCTTACCTTGGCTATATCCGGATCAGGCCCATTTACTTTAGCCGCAAGCTCTGACACTAGCTCGTGCAGAAATCCATCCCTACTCTCAAGCTCTGCCACCTGATCGCGGTATGCCTTAAGTAACTTACTTAGACGCGGAACACGCTCTAGGATAAATTCGACATGGCCGCGCCTGCCGGTCTTGTGGGCGTGTTTTACCGCTTCCTCAAGTTCCCAACCCTTATAGTATGGGCTACCTGAGCCATTCATAAACTTGTCCAGAATAGGCTTGGAGTAAAACACCTTGCACGGATACCTGTCATTGTGCCAAGGAACTCCGGCTAGGTGCAGGGAATACGCGAGAATTGCGTTTGATGTATTAAAGGGCGTGTCGCCCGGCTTTATGTTTTTCATATACGATTTCCCTTGCTTGCGTTTTCTCTTTGCCACATTGGTTGAAGATTGGAATAATGAAAGCATTTTTTCTGCTCTGTGGAGTTCCGTAAGTTAAACATGGAGCACGGTAATCGGTGATCTATTTCCCAACCACCCCTACCGTAGTTACTCCATGACATTCCGGCCTTGAATTGTCTGGATAAATGCTTCTTTAATTGATTGGCGGAACAACCAATGAGTTTAATTGTGCTGCTAATCTTAGTGGCGCGCGCCCGCCTAACAGCATGTCTTATGCGCGACCTTAAGCTATCCAGTAATTGGTTTCGCGTGTGTTTCTTGCGAGTGTTAACCTTATGCCGATTACGCATTGTCCACCAAGCAGCCGATGCTATTTTGGCAAACGGGTAATTAAAATAATTATTCCTGCTTTTATTATTCAGGCAAGGCTTGCATCCTGCCCTAAATCCACTCGGCTTGTTTCGATCACGTTGAAAGTGTCTAGCCGTCTCTGGCTTATAGCGCCCGCATGTCGGGCATCGTCTTAATTTAATCATGTTAATCGGGTTTTCGGATTTACCCGTTCCGTTTACTTTTAGTTTTCTTACATTTTCAAAAACTGAATGTGTAGTACCCCAAAATTCCAAACAAAATGATTTGGATAATGGCTGCTCCGCGCACTACGTTGTCGTTCTCCCATTTAGGGAACGTGCCAATCGCCCACAAGATCAGTAACAGCCAGAAGATGATCTTAGGCATAATTGAGCCGCCGCCGTTATGCATCTGCGCGATTTCCTTCAGGTATAAAAACGTATTCATAAATTCGTATCGTTAGCGATACCCTTATACAACCAACTGTGGATCGCTGCTGAGCCTCATGTCTAGCTCGCGCCAGCCAGCGCGTGTTTGTGTTTCTGTTGCTTCATCCATTAAGACCGTGCCAGCGCCGGTGCCGAATGTATCGGTGTCATTAGCGAGCGAGCAGTCTGTGCCAATCGTAAAGTCCAGCACCCCGCCGCCGCCTATAAGCACTTCTCCCCTGAGCGAGATGTCGCGCGAGAAGTCGTCAGCCATCGCCCTCGCTCGCGGCTCACCTACGTTACTAGGGAGTTTTTCATTGACGGCCAAGTAATACCTGACCGCAAAAGATGCGATGTTTACGCCAGTTTCGTCTGTCTCAACGCCGCGCTGTGCTTCGTCCCACGGCGGCCCGCCTACAACAATAATCGCGCCGCAAATCCGCTGGCGGCGAATACCAGCACTGCCAAATCCGGTTGGTGATACGAATAACCATTGAAAAAGTTTAGTGAGCAAGTTTCTGCATTTCTTCGCGGATGTGGCTGAGTTTTTTTTCTGTTGCTGTTGTCGCCGCCTTTTGATGTTCTTTCGGCCATTTGGTAATTCGATCCAGCTTGGCTATTGCCTGCCGTTCCTTGTGTTGAAGGTTCTTTAGCTGGCGATCCTTTGGAGCTTCGACTGGCTTTACGTCAGCCTTTTTGTCAGCGGGTTTTGTAGGTTGAGGCATAGGTTTCTAGCTAGAGTTTGGAGTAGGCGTAGGTGTTGACGTAGATACCGGAGTTGGTGTCGGAATATACACGTTTGGCTTCCAAAATGGATTAGATGCAGTTCCTACATTGATATAGGTGATTCCTGTGTCCTGAGCAACACAGACCGATCCAACGTTACTGTTGCGTCCGTCTGCTGTTACGCCGGGAGTGAGCGTGGATATAACCAAGTTAGCGCCTGATCCAGTGAGCGAGTTAGTGGTCGTCATCTGCGCTACGTCCAGCTTGGCGTTCTTGCCTATAAACGTTACCGTGACTGTGCCTATACCAGCCGCCAATGTTCCGGCTGCTGTATGCACTCCGTCTGAGCCGATGCTAGCGAGCGCCTTTAATGCGCTGTCGATGCTACTTACAAGTGTAGCGCTAGTTGCGCTCCATGAGATAGGCCCGGTCTGACGATTGTTGAACCTTAGAATAAAACTGCCGCCTGTAATCGTTCCGCTAAACGTAAGTAACTGAACTTCATTTACCCCGTTGGTTGGCATGGTAGCCGTATTAAATATCCTAGCTGCTGGCGGATTGGGATTACCTGCGAAAGCGACTGCCGATGCCAAGAAGAAAGCAACCAAGCCGATTCGTTTCATTGGGCGCATGTTATGGCAGGTTGATTTTGTTGTCTAGTTAAATTTCTATCGTTAATTTTTCGAGTTAACTGTATTAGCTCTCGCAAGTACGATCGGCAATAGTAAAAATCGTCGCCGGGCCTCGGATTACAGAATTGTTCCCGCAGTGATTCAAGGGATTTGTCGAAGTGGAATAAACGAGTCGCCTTGTCTAGTTTTAACAAGTATTTGCCCTGAGCAACAAAACATATAGCCATGTGTAAGTTGTCTGTTGTCATTGTAGCCTCCGGTAGCTCCAAGCCTTCGTTGTGGTTTCCGTGGATCACTTGCTGCATTATCCATTGCCGCGCCTTAGCCGTCCTAGCCAGTAATGGCATGGGATCGCTTCGTTCTTCCGGCCCGCCAGTGGTATCCGCGCCCGCTGTTAACAATTTGCGCCATTCTCCCTCATACCATGCTATTTCGGGGCGGTTATCAAATTCAAAGATAACTTCTCGTGAAGTCCAGTCCGTAGAAGGTAGAATTTCGTATCCTATCGTAACAAGCGCCGCTGCTAGCTGTGTGTTGCTAACTTTCAATAAACTATAATCCTTAAATCTTCTTCTGTTATTCGCTCGGAATCGCGCAATGCTTGCTGAAATGGCTCAAGCTCTTTGCTTAGTCGCTTGTATTCGCGTTCAAATTTCCCGCGCTTTTTAGGATCGTCCATAAAGCTGCGATATTTCCGGCGCTTTCTTTTGGCACTCATACCATTGGCACAATGTAAAGCGCGAACGAATACACCCATGTTCGCAGCCCTGCCACTACCCGGCGATCTTCTGCCACAACGTTTGCTTTCCCTATCACATGGATTGTGTTACCTGAAGCCACGTCCAAATCGCTCGCGTCCAGCGTTTCTAGCAATGTCTTAAACTCGTTTACTACCACTGAGAGTTTTTGTTTCTTCGGCCTGCCTTCAAATGTGAACGTTGTTTGAACCCGATGGTAAGCGGATTCTTCTGGATCGATCCGTGAAGATACACTAACTGTCCCGCGTGGTAGTTTTACTTCAATATCTGAGTCCCATCGCTGCCAGTTATATTTGTTAAGGATGTTGTTGGCATTTATTACTTTCAGCCATGCTGTTTCGATATTAGTTAGGAAGTCTGCGGCAGGCATTGCGTTCCTATTCGTTCATCGCGCGTTCTCGTGCTATTTCGTTTTGCTGCTCTTGAACAACGTACCGCGCATCCAAATCCCACGGAGTCATAAACTCGACTTGATTCAAAATACCGTAGAGGAACAATGCGAGCACGATTCTCATTACTCGATTCCTTTCTGTGGCGATTGAAGGTTGATTGTGTATCCGGGCGATAATGGATCGAAAAAGTCCGGCACGTCTCTCACCTGAAAACGTATCCACTTGTCGCTAATCAGGATGTCAAAATCATCCATAGACTTAGGCGGAATACTGCCAAAATCCGACTTGGTGCCGATAACCGTTACAGTCATGTTATCGCGTGTGCCAGCGTCAAGTGTCTGGATTAGGTCTTGAGTGGCATTGAGTTTAACATCCATCTGCCTGCTCTTGTGGCGAGCCTTAACAGGGAATTGCTGTATGCAATCAGCGAGATTTCGAGCTAGAACGGTTGTGTCGATCATGCTATTCCTATCCCGTAAAACCATAACCACCACACGACTGCCGCGCCGAACACCCACGCTATAGTCTTGGCTACAGTCAGGCTCATATTGCTGGTTTAATTAGCACAGGTTTGTTAGTTCGCAAATACTCGCGTAACTCCCGGCGTGTTACGTCCTGTATTATCATGCTTATAGCCATGCCGGGAATAACTACACGGTATTGGAAAGCGTCGGCGGACGGCTTGTATAACCATTCCTTCTCGGTGCCAACCATGCGGAATGATGCTGTCGCGCGAAATAGTGCGCCGTCCCTGTTCTTCATCCGTATTTCGTCAGGCGGGATCATGGCGCGATTGCTATTCCTGCGGCTGCCGCTGCTATTGCTGTGCTGATAATAGTATCGCCAACGATACGAGCGCTTCCTTCATTTAATAAGTTCCCATAATTGGATACCTGATGTTGCCGTCATGGAAAGCCAAGCATCGCTTATCGACATACACCCTACCGCCCATCTCCCGGTAGCGTGTGCAAAAATTAAAATCATCCGAGTAGCCGCCCTTGACGTTATGCCAGTAGTCATAGCAATCGCGCTGTGTTTCGATGCAATGATATTGTGTTACCTGTGGATGCTGTTTAAGAATCTCAAATACTTCGCGCCGGATACGGTAGAACCCGCGCGCAGAACACGCCACTTCCACGAGCGGATCGCTGCCGTTGAGCTTGAATACTTTTCTAGGATCGGTGCCATCCAGTAGGATAACCGGAAATTCCAGTCCCGGCTTTTTCTTTGGATATATGCCGGTAACAAAAGGCACGTCATGTGATAACAACCACGCTATTTGTCTTGTGGTAGGTACTACGTCCAAATCAAACCACAATATCTCATCGCAATCCGTTTCCATGAAATTCTGTGTTGCGATGTTAGCGTTGCCGTCAGGATACGGAAACGACATGGGATCAATTACTATCTCGTAGTCGCGGAGTACGCTGTGCATGGCAGCCATCATGGATACTGCCCATCCTATCCGGCCTGTGCCGCTGCCGTTGTCCAGAACTGGAAAGTATAGCTTGGGCAGCTTTGACATTCTATACTTTAAGAGCCGCGCGCCGCCCATTCCATGAAAACGGCGCGCGGGGTTTCAGGCGTTAATTTTTCTCGAATTGATCCTTGAACTCTTTTTCGGTTCCTGCCCAAAAGTTTTCCTGATTTATCAGGTGGTGTGTTCTGCCGTAGTGCGCGGCAGCTTCAGCTTCGTCAACCACCTTGAGTTTGTAAGCCTCGGCATCCTTTGGCTCGCTAATCCTGTGATAGCTGCCGCTATAGCCCTCGGTATCGACTTCCTGTGGCCCGACTTGGCGCATCTTTGTAGGATCGTGTGGATGCTCAGGATCGGGCGCGAACGCCTTTGGACGTGTTGATGTAAATTTTGGCTCGGCGGTTGCTGGCTGTTTCTTCTTCTTTGGCATAAGACCTTTCGTGGTTGGTATCGCTGACGATACGATTATGAGTACTGTGTCGCGATTAAATCTCCGCAGCGTGTGTTGCCGATGTAAGGCGTGCTGCTCAACTTGAGCCGTAGCACCTGACTGTCGATCTTGCGCTCGTAGTAGGATTCAACGTAGTTGCCACCGGCGAACGATTCGGTATCGCCTTCGTCTGAGGGTACGCCGCCACTTGCCCAATTCTCCCAATAGGCGTTTACTCCCACGCCACCAAGAATCGGCACGCCGATGCCGCCCGACACGTCTTTCTCACGGTTGGTTTCTTGATCTGTCCCGATGCCTTTTGCCATGCCGGGCCGCCCCAACCAAATGTAAGTAACACTCCAAAGCTGTGTTAGCACTGGCGTAGCGCCGTCCGCCGCGCTGTTATAGTAACCGTCACCCACGAGAATCTTGTTAATGCCGAACTCTTGCACGGCTTGTTCAATCATGTTGTGTGTGGCTTCCTGCCCGGCGCGCAGTGTGCCTACAACGTAAGCTTGCACGGTTGTAGCCCTGCGGACACGCTCGAACACAATACCGCTCATAGCGGCTACGTATGGCGGCGGCTCACCCTTGGCCTTTACGCGCCGACTGGACGCGATCAAGTCAGCGATCAGGCTGATCGTGGCGATGTTAGCCTCAGTGTAAGCAACTGTGCTATTTGTCGCTGAGCCGAAGTTGCCGGTGTTGAAGATTTGCGCGGCGGTCAAGTACTCCTTTGTTAGTCCGCTAAACTCGTTACCGAATCGGGCAGCGTAAAACGCTTCCAAGTCAGCATAGCCAGCGTAATCCAAGCTGACTTCGTTAGGCACGACAATCTCAACGCCGCGAAGCGTCACCGTAAACGTGTCGTCACCTAGCTTGGCTACGACTCGTTCAAAGTTGGTGCCGGGCGCGCGGACATACTTAGGAGACGCGATGTGTCGCAATCCTTGAGTATCGGCCAGTGTCGCCTTGATTAAGTGCGCTGTGCGCCGGTTGATCGGGAAGTCAGGTAGAATTTGGTCGCCGATCAGACCGCCGATAGCACCCTCGCCTTCGACAACGGCAAGCGCTAATTCTGCCCTCGGCAACGTGGTTGAAATATCAAATAATGGCATAGGTTTTTATTCCGTTCGTTCTATGGCTATACACCCAACTCTACTTCCCCAAGCACTCCGTCGCCTGTGGCTGCCAACGTCCACTTGCCTAGCAAGGTTGCGTTGGTGCTGGTTTTTGAAAACTTGCCTGCGGCTGCTGAGTAAGCTGGATCGCCTACCGCTACCGCCTCAGATGCCAGCGCTGGCACCTTGCCGCCGCCGTGCATGTTAACAGCCGCGCCGGTCTTAGCTGCCTCGATTGATTGAAGCGTAACGTATTCTCCCAACACTGTAGCATCGCCTGCATCACATACACCCGCTGAAGTAAGCGAGACACGAATACCGCGCGCTAGAGCGCCGTTTGCCGTAATTGTTACCGGACTGATCGCCCGGTATGTTGCCATTTCTGCCATAATTAGTTACTCCGTGTAAGGATGTGTTACTTCTTTACCATTTGTTGCTTGTTAGGATGCTGTTTGTCCATGAAAGCGTTGTAAGCCGCTGGATGATCTTGTCGGACGCGGTTGATTGCCGTTCCCCGGTTCTTCGCGCCGTTCTTCATCTGTGTGTCCACCAGCTTCTCGAAGTCGTCATCGCCCTTGCCTGTCTCGACATCAGCAGAAATTTTAGCGGGCTTGCCGCCGACAGCGCGGAAGAATTGCATGTTGGATTGTGCGACAAGCTGAGAGAACTCTTTGCCGCTCATCTCGCTGATCTTTTTCTCGCCCATCTCCTGCGATGCTCGATAAGTGGACATCTTTTCTTCCTTGGTTTTGTCGTCATCCTCATCGGTGATGCCTGCCGCTTTCTTCTCGTCATCCGTGGCATCGGCAAAGCCAACTTTCTTAACAGGCGGCGCTATCATCGGCGCGAAAAACTTTTTCAGGTCAGGAAGGATTGCTTCAGCTAGTTGTTTAACATCTTCGGGTTTCATGGTTAGCTCCGTTGTTTCATCGCTGTCGGTTGTATGTTGGTTTTGATTAGTTGTCAAATCTTTGTTATCCCCTACCGCGAACAATCCGGTTGGGTTAGCTGCGGGTAAATCAACTATTTGCGCTAGATAAATTTCTGAGCAGCGCGCGAATTTCTGGCCTTTGATTTCTTCGTCGTCGCCGGTGAACTCGATACTCAGCCCGATGTTACCCGGAGTTTCTTCAGCCATCTCGTATAGATATTCTTTGATGTTTTCCGGGTAAGACCTGTAGAGATGTAAGTCGCCAACGGTCTTATCATCCTCGATGCGAATTGTGTTAGCAGGTATCCTACCTGCCATACCTGCCGGGCCATGAGTGAATGTCTCAGGATTGAATTTAACCCGCAAGCCGTCTTTGTAAGTCTTGGCGCAATCCCTAACGCTTTCCAGCGTCTTTTGGTCACATAGCTTGTTATGACCCTTCGCTTCGCCTAGCGCGATGAGAGAGACACCCTTAATGATTCCTTTGGCGCGATCTACGCGGCTGCCATTCAGGTTAAGGCGAGAAACAAACTTAATCACTTCATGTTATCTTTTTTGGTGATCTTGTTTTTCAAGTTATTCGTTTTTACGACCTTTTGATTTTGTTGTCCAGATTTATTTTTGCCATTCGTATCGCCAGCGATACCTTTGGATTTAGTTAAGCAATCTTTGAGCGCTTGGTTGCCGGTGTCGGCTATACCATCTTCCATTGAACCATATAGTTTTTCTAGGTCGGCACTCATTTGTTTCTATTTGTTATCTTCACAGCGCTCTTAACATTTGGATTTCTGCTTAACTCATTGTAAGTCGCTTCGGGCTTACCGTCAACGCCGTTGAGTTGGAATCCGGGATCGACAAAGCGATGAACGATTTTCCCGTTAGATGCTTCGCCCTTCAGGTAGCGCTCCCACGTACGGTGTATTGCCTCGTGCTGTGGAGCGTCCACGTAAACAACATGAACGTCATAACCATTCTTGGTTAATAACTCAGCGCGAGCCGACATCTTATCTTTGTTGCTTCCGGTTTCATCCATTAAAATGTTGTGATGATTTGATACCGCCTTGCTAATCGCTTCGTAGTATATCTCCTTTGATTCAGCTTGTGTAGCTGGCGCATTCCATCCCTCGTTCTCTGGCAACTCCGCTCGTATGTCGTCAGGATTTAATTTAGTAAATTCGCCAAGTTGTTTAACTCGCTCGCCGCCAGCCGTAGTCTTGCCAGCGCCCGGCCTACCCATGAGTAACACGGCTTTTGGGCGTTCGCCCTCCGGCGTGACCGCATTTGGATTCATTAACCCACTAATAATCTTCTCATGTAACTCCTGACGCTCCGGTGTTAATTGTCCAGTAGCTAATGCGTTTTTAGCAAGCGACCAATCCTCAAGCGATGTAGCCCTGCCTATAGCTTTTGAGTAATCCTTGAGAACAGGATCGCTAGCTAGCTTGTCAGTCCTGTCCTGTAATGATTTATATTCCGGGGTTTGCTTAAGATCGGCAACGTAGCGTGATGTGTCGCTGTCATCCTTGGGTGGGTCTATCTTATTCCTGTTATCGTGAACGCCTTGCCATTGAATTTGTCGGTAATGTCCACGATTTGGATATTGCTTTTCGTAGCCTTGGATGATCGAGTCGTAGTTTTTGGCTGCGCCTTCTCTTGTGTCGCTTTCTCCGACGAACTCGCCTGTTCCCCGGACGCTACTGACATTGATGCCTTCCCATTTGTCTTTGATGTCGCCATATTGTTTTGCTACAAGAGCTAAGTTGTTACTAAGCTTGTTATCTTGATCGTAAATAATTATATGCGTAACTGAGCCATCTGGCAACAAGGTTCTGTGAGTAATTCCAGCCGTGTCCAGCCTGTCTCTAATATCTTTTAAGTTACTCGATGGTAAGGTAACAGCATGAATTGCATCCTTGCCCTTGTCATCAGCTTTGAAGGCTAGCACCGCTTTTTGATTGAGCGCCTTACCCTTTATCGCGGCTGAATAGCGTAACTCATCCCAATCATTCACATTAGACATTTCGTGAACTACGCTGTTTTCAGCGCCGTCGCTCCAATCGCCAATACCGTCGTATGATGCGCCTTTGATACCTAGCTGCTTGTCTATATCGTCGGTGATAGACCTTGCTTGGTGCTGCCCATCGCCGTGCATTGCTTTGATGGCACCAGCGAAGTCCATTTCGGCAGTGTTAGGAGAATACATCTCAGCGCTCGGAGATGGTGGCTCATGCGCCTTTTTAATTAACTGTCCGTTTCCGCCCTCGCTCGGATGCACATAACCCGGCTCTAATGATCCTTTGCCTTCGTCCGTCCATTTGCCCGTTTGATCGCGTTGCTGAGACTTGCCTGATTCAGCGTCGAACTGTTGGGATAGCTTTGTTTCTTTGTCCGGCATTTCCAATACATGGGCTTCAATTTCCTTATCTCCGCGTTTAGCCGCTGCCGCTAGCGCGTGGTGGCCGTCCATAACAAAATACTTGTCGCCGTAATGCACGACATAAATCTTTTTGATATTATCTTCTTTAATGTTGCGCTTAACTTTGGTTTTATTTACCACCGGCTGAGTAGCTATTAAGCCCTTGATTGGTAAAGTTCCGACCGGCTGATCTTTGAATAATTTATGTCGAGCGTCAGTGTATTCCTTAATGCCTATTATCTCTGGATCGGGAGTGCCCTGTAGTTTGTTAAGCTGATCGAAGAACGGTGTTTTGGAATACATGACGTAATGTATTCCCGGTATGTGTTTGCGGACACTAACAACATCTTTAGCTTCGCGTGATAGCGGCCTGTGGTGCGGATGAACGTCAACAAGACGCTTATCTAACCCCTTTAAGCCTACTACGTCTGGATGTTCGTAGCCCGGCTCGCCAGCGCCCTTACCTTCGTCAGCGAATTTACCACCCTGATCCCGTAGTTGATCAGGATTGTAAAAGATTTCTATGTCGCCCTGATCCGTTGAGATGGATAGAGATTGATGGTCGTTTTTTTTTGAGCCGTTAGTTAGTGCGAAGTTATTACCCTCGCCATTACCATTCCCGCCTTCATCGTTCAAATCAACGCCTTCGTCTGTAGCGCCAGCCTGATCCCGGTTGGTGTTATCTTTGACTTGTTGCCCGGCATTCAGTGCGGCCTGCATGGTGCTGCCGCGTCCGCGCGGCGGCGGATTCATAAACGCATACACTTGCTCCCACGGCACGTTAAGGCGCTTGCCTACTTCCATTGCGGCCTCGATCATTTCCTCTGTCTCGTGCGCCCCTTGGGTAATAACGTCCGTAACATCCCCTAGCCCTGCGTCAGCTACTACTTTGGCCCTTGTGTTCATCGTAGCACCGACTTCCTCAATGTTAGCCTCTGACTCGCGGCCCACGTCGATTGTGGGTTTAGCAGGAAAGAACCAATCCCATTGCTGCCATTTGGGATGATAAGGCAACTCTCCCTTGGCGATGGCGTTACCAAGTATAACCATGATAACCTGATCCAGTTTCTGTTCGCGTAGCATCTCCTGCCAAATCTGAATCGCTCGCGCATCCTGAGCCGATGCCATTCTCACGCCCGGCCCGGTAAGCCCTGTCATGTTGTAGCCAAATTGCAGGGTAATTCCCGCTCCGTTACAGATGTCTAACACTGTGTTTTCGTACATCCCAATCACGTTAGGACTTGGCCGGTCGTGTTGAAACATCTCTACCTTCTCGCCTTCAGATGACAGCCCTATTAGTGTGTTAGGGCGAGTCTCGTATGTGTCGATGTAATTACCATCTCTGTCTTGTAACCTGTTTCGGTTAAAAGGCAGTGATTCAGGCAGCCCGCCTGACTTCGTATAATATACTCCGCTCTGTGATGCCGCCCACAGTAATGCTTGTAGCTCGTATTCTCGCATCCGGCTGATGTATGTATCGTTGTCGATTGCGGTCTTGAATAAACTCACACCCCTGTAATCATCATAGCTAATCGGGTTAGCGAAGAATAGAAACTTTGGCAGACCTGTTTCTGGATCGCGCATTGGATATTCGTCATCGAATCTGTAAAACCCGCTGCTTTTATCCTGATAGTAAACCATAGCGGATATGATGCGGCCCGTTTTAGGATCAAGCCTGAGTCCGCGCACATACCGCGAATTAGTAAGATACTTGTAAGGATCGCCGATCCTGTTAGCCTCGATACCCTGAAGATAGATGTCGTCATCCTCGGTTACAATGTTCGTGCCAACATCGCCTTTAAGCGCGATGCTTTTTATGTCCAACATGCACTGTTGACGTAACGAGAACCTGCCGCCGATGTCGATGTTACCCGGCTTGGTTGTCTTTTCCCGAATGTATTGCTGGTATTGTTGGTTGACGTTCTTGTTGCCGGTCTTAGCCTGCCAAGTCAGTGTGCCGCAGACGTATGTAGGAAACTTGATAAGGATACCTGAGCACAGCCCGGAGTTGTCAACCATGTCGATTGCATTCCACATCACCTGTAACTTCTCGCGTTGGATACGTAGCCATTCACCAGCCGTGGTAGGGCTTGAGTTAGTCCGGGCGCTAGTTGGTTGCGCTGCGAGATACCGAAAGTAGTTAGCCTTCTCGCGGTTAACCATCCGGTTGAGCGCTAGCTTGGTTGAGGCCAATCCTAGCGCACTATCGATCCGGCTCTCCCACTTTGTAGGCTTGTAAGGCTGATATTCCTTACCGCGAGTGTCATCAGAGACTTCTATGCGCGCTGGCATGTTAAGCTACCCTGCCACTGAATTGTCGATCAGTCCTGACAATAACCTGAGCGCTCTGTTTGATGGTGCCATTAGTGAAGCCAATAGCGATGCGTAACAAGCTTAGCATGTTACGAATCTCAGCTAACTCGGCGCGTGTGATTGACCAGCCGGGGAAGGCGTTGCTCTTGCCTGTCTTTAACACGTCATCTTCGGCCTGTAAACAAAGCGCACGCTTTGCTAGTAACTCATCCATAGACAAGCCGATATAAGGATTATCGCTAAGTGCCATGACTGGACAACCAATATCTCCTAGCGGTTGAGTTGTCTAGGTAAAAAGAAAAAGCACGCCGTTTCTGACGTGCCTTTCTTTATTTGATTTTGGTTAGCTCTTGGCTGAAGCCGGGCCGGGCGGCTGTGGGATACGTGCCTTGGCTGCGACAACCGCATCCTTTGCGGTGCCGATATTTGCCAATGCTTTCCCTACAATGTCATCCTCGGCAGCCAAATCGATCACTGGCTGTAACGCGATAAAAGCGTCAACTGCCGCGATGTAATCTGTGTCTGCCGCGATGTAATCTGCTTGTGCAGCCTGCTCTGTAGCCAAGTCTGCATCGAACTTTTCTCTTGATACTCCCATGTTATTTTTCCTTTCCTTGGTTTACTGCTGAATGTGGAATGCGAATCTTTGCCGACTTAACTGCCTTGGTAGCAGCCTTAGCTTCTCTAGTTTCTCTCCGCACACTGGCATCCTCTTTAGCGAAATCGTCAGACCTGCCTAACAGGATGTCTAACTTGTGATCCATTGACTTGAGTATATCTATTACCTTGCGGCGAAAGGTAGATGGTGCGCCTGTAGCTGGCATGATTGGCAATATCGCCTTGGCCGTGAAGGTTGTCTAGGATTGAATCTAACCCCGTAAAAATTCTCGGCGCGCTAGTCGGGCTATTCTCATTTTTTTAGCCCATTGCTTTTTCTGTTTAGCGACACGCCTAAATGCTGCCTTAGCTGATTTTGTTTTCCACCACTTTGATAGCATGATTTCTGTATTGTTCATACAGTAATATACCAAATTCGATTTGTGGTTTCTGCCAAAACCATTGAATTTGACGCTTATCGGGAGAAAACTACCTAGCTAAAATCTTTTTGGAAAAAATCGTTTGACGCGATTTTAGGAATTTCCAGAAAGCGTATCGTTGGCGATACTATTTGAGTTTAGCTAATTCCGCCGCGAGCATAAACACTGTGCCTGACTGATGGGCCGTCATTCTCGCGCACTCACGTAATGTCAGGCGTTTAGCTCGACTGTCGGGAATAGCTCTCGTGACAACCCTAGGATATGGTATGCCACGATACGTGCGGCCATTATCGGGAATACTAAGCAGTCCGTCACCGTTTTTTAACAATGGCATTACTTTATTTACTAGTCCTGATGGCACAAAGAAATAAAACAGCTTCGGGCAATTCAACGTGCTTAACCAATTTGTGTGCGAAAACATTGTGTATCTCCGCTCGAATGCTTCCATTTTTTTCGTGTTAGCCTTGAAGTCTGACAATGAACGCTTGATTTCAACTTCGATAGCCCATCGATCCTTAGTTACTCCCATTACATCCGGCGACCCGCCGCGACAAATACCGCGCTCAACCGCCACGATTGGACACTGGCGCTCGTACCTAAGCCATTGCAATGCCGCCGCGCGGTAAAACCAAATGCTATTCGTTTCCATTAGTGCTTTCCGGCTGCCAGTCGGATAGATCGATGAGACGTTGTAGCGCCATCGCTACCAAGATCATGCACTCAATATCCCATGCGTGGTTAGGACGCTTAGTACCGGTGCCCTTGGCGTTGGTATTGCTCCACCAATCAGTGCGTCGTCCGCGAGCACTGATAATTGTATGACGTGTTTCTGAATTGAGTTGTCGAATATACTCCGCGCCAGCGTCAGAAGGAATGCCCCAATAAATCGCTGTGCCTTGCTTGAAAGCGCTGAGTAGGTTCTTGATATGTAAATTGATCCAATCGAATCTACGGGCCAACCTGATCGCAGGGCCACGCCTTCCCATGCGTCTGTTGATCTGTTGTTGCTCCGTTCCTGTGAATGGATCAGCCCATTGCTCTGCTGAGTATGGCAACTCGATTGCTATGCGCTTAATCATCTGCGTCCGTGGATCGACAATCTCCTGCATGTGCTTGAATGGCTCGCGATCCACGCCGCGCATACACGTCCAGCCGCGTTTTGCCGCTTGCGCGTAAACTTCTCTCGTTTCAAATGAACTATCGATTAACACTGAATCTTCAGCTACGCCGAACTCTTTAGCCTTGGCCTCAATCTCATCGTAACTAGACAAGCAATCACTCTCGCTGACTCCGCGATCTATCAGCCTGCTTTCGCCGTTAGCCCGGCACGCGCGAACAACAAAGGGATAGCCCCATTCCTGTTTGTCGTTGCCCATGAATCGGATCGTCTCGTTTTCCCACTGGCTCTTGATATAGATATTTGGTGAACCAATAGCGTAATCAGAAGCGATTGTGCGTTGCCGGGATACAATGTGTCTGGACTCATCCCATGCTTCAGTTTGTCGGCGTGTCCAGAACTGGCGCAATGGCTCAACGTTGCCGTAGCGCCTGAACTGTTGCACAGACTGAAGAAACTCTGTCACCCATTGCCCCCATGTTATGCCCGGCCAGTTCACGCTTAACACATTAAATCTGTAACTGTCGTGCCAGTCCGGTGCATCGAAATTTGTTTGAACATAAAGCGCGGATTGGTTTAGGTCGCGCCGCGATCTGGCGGTATCTGGATAATCAGTGTTACAATGAGCGCAGGTGTATCTCACCGTCTTGATTACTTCTTTTAAGTCCCACTCTTTGTTACCCGGCTTAGTTTTACTGTCGCGCTCCCATGTCAAGCCGCCGCGCTGCTTAGGTTTGCCCCATGCCGGGATTTGTTTACGCCCACACTTCAAGCATCGCCAACTCCATTCGTGTTGTGATCCTGATTTCCAGAGTAAATCAAAGTCATCTCCGTCAACGCCCGGTATGCTGCCATTCCAGACCTTGTAATTCCACGCATACGATACATTGCAACGCTTGTGGGCCACGGCTAAGCGACCTACCGGCCATTGCCAGCACTCATCATTGAACTGAGTTTGTATGGATTTTTCTTCGAGATTACTCTCCGCGCATCCCTGAATCTTGAACGGCATACCATCCGAGAAGATCACGCTTTGAATACGCGACTTGTGATGATCTGCCGGAAGTTTGTCAACAACCGCATCGCAGCTACGAGCGGCAGACCACCAACGTTGCTCGGCAAATTCTCGCGCGGCCTCATCCTTGTAGGTATTCCATTGCATAGGGCCGGGCCTATTAACGATTGCCCATAGACTACCGCCTTCCATTGCTTTAGTTCGCCCACCTTGAGTTGGGCCGACTGTTGTAACCATCCGTTTTTCTTCGTTCTGCCATGATTCCAGTGGAGCACGAAGTTGCGGAGTGTTATCAACATCGTATGGGCCTTGGATCGGCGAAGTCGTATCGAGACTTACATTATCAAACAACCAATCGGTTATCGGTTGCTCGCTTGGTTTGCGGATCGCTTCAGCGCACTTGCGATCCAACCAACTCCAATCGGTATCGTTGGCGATACGCTTAGTTGCTGGCATCTAGTTTCCTTCGCATTAAGCCAATCGTTTCTCCCCATGTAATTTCCTTGGCCCCGGCAGCTACGGCAAGGGCTCGCTTGGTTAAGCAAATGTCGAAATGCTCTTTACCTGTGCCAGCCTTTTGTATCCATCGGCGAGCTACTCCGATTTTATCTGCCATTGCTAGCAGTTCTTCAGTCGTGTCGGCTGTCATGTGGCACATAACCATGCGCCGATATGGAGCTTCCATGTCGTCAACGTATGTCATTGGTGGCAGCACGAGTCCAAAATAACTTAGTAAAATAATTCTTTCTCTCTCGCCAAATCGCTTTGCAGGTTTTCTTAAACAGTAGTTTCTCAACGTTTCTGAAACGGGTTTTTAGGTTGAAACACTTGCGACACACGATGAAAATCTGCGTGAGACGGAAACGTTGTAGCCCCGCACCAAGCACAGGTCGTTGCAGCAATTCGTTCATTCTGCCCCTTAGTGTCCGTTTGGGCCATTGCCGCCATCTAACTCTTTCGCTACCCTGTCACGAATTTCATCCCATCTTCGGCCTAACACCTTGGCGATCTGTCCGGCAGACAATCCTTCAAGTCTTGGCGGTAGCTCGTGCCTAAATGCCTTGTCGCCTTCCCTGACCAACAAGTTGAAGTTCCGCATCACTCGTTCGTTAGTCTCAGTTCTAGGTGAATACTTACCACGCTTAACATCCAAATCGAATTGCGCTCGCTGTGCCTCGATGTTCTGCCGCGCAATCTTAGCTTCCTCTAATTCTATAACGGATGAACGTGGTTGATGCCCATTACCACTGGATTTCTCGCGTCGATTCCATGTCGCAATGTTTTCACGGCTGTATCGCTTCCATTGCTCAATGTTCCAACCCTGCCCCGGCACTTGAGGCGGATAATCGCCGCGCTTAAATAATCGCTCTAGCGCTGGCCGCGATATTCCGATCAGCCGGTGTAATTCAGTCTTGTTCTTAGCATACAGGCGCTTTGGCACGATATACAGCTACCAGCTATAACGCGAATTTGCAAATGCCACACGTAAAATCCGACTGAGTGTCGGCAGACCTGTGTTCCGTGGCATCGCCAATAAAAGATTCCTTGAATTTATTCTGTAGCGCAGAGCCAGTACGTTATGCCTACCATGATGGGATAGCCAATGAGTAGCCCGGCCAGCGCTATGTAGTCACGATCATATACACACTCAATGATACATGTGTTGACTAATGCTATTGCCTTATTGATGTGCATGGCTTGTTGCTATCATGCTCGCCTACCTTATACGCCACGCTGCCTGTGTTGAGTGATGATGTAATAACTCCTATATGATCGCCTTGTGTTGGATGGTAGCGCACTAGTAAGTTCTTGCCCTGATGTGTTACTACGTCAGGTAGGTTGATACCGCAGTCCATGCACTTGCCCTTACCATCTGCTATATGTGTGAGGCAGGTAATCACGGCTCGAACCTGCTAATGCGATTAAGTAGCACTAATGAGTATAGGTTCATCACCTGATACTGGATTGTTAGCGCTAGCTGTTCGATAGGTGGCACTGAATCAAATTGGATCGATGAAATAAATGCGTTGAGTCGCTCGGCCTTTTTATCTAACTCTTTCTTCTCTTTAATTACTCTGCGTTGATATGCTTTCATTGTTTGAATTTCTCTTGTGCTGCTTTTACTGCAATGTTAATAACCATCATTGCTATTGAGTGGTCAAGGTCGCTCTTGCTCTGATGCCAAGCTCAACGCAATAACATTGCCACGTCTACCCGAACGACTTTCATAACCTACTTATCCAACACCGGCCAACGCCTACAGTCTCGTAACTTCCGAGTGTGTCCATTATGGCTCGATGCACGCTGCCGTAATCAATGTCATGCCCGGCCATTAGTCCACCGGGCTTGATTTTGGATCGCCACGCCTTGATGTCAGCCGTCAGCGCTGGCTGTGTGTGGTTGCCGTCAAAGAAGATGGCATCTAGCGAGTGATCCGGCCACGTTTTAGCTAGTGACACGCTATCGCTAATGAATGTGCTGAGTTGCGGATAATTAAATTGCGACACATTGTGAATGAATGTTCCGTAAATACTGCCGCCATGCTCGGCTACGATCTTGAGTTGGTTGCCGTCATTGTCACTAGAGCCGTGAAATGTATCGATGGCAATTATCTCAGGATGTCTTTTGTAAATTCTGATCTGCTCAATTAGCGCTCCAATACTCCTGCCTTGCCACACACCAATCTCGGCAATTTTACCGCCTAACATTGGCAATGACTCAACGATGATGCGGTATGCTTCAGCGTCCGCGTCGGTAAACCAGCCGTCAATCTTTCGCCAGTCCATCTCTAAGTAGTAAAGTTTGGCCGTCGCCGCCGTGTAACAACTGCTCGATGCCTTGGCGTGTGCCGACAAGCCGCTCTAAACGCTTGCGTAATTCTCTTATGCCGCGCTGCACGCCAATAAGTCCTTCCCATAACTGCTCGTTGTAATCAATTAGCCAGCCGCCGTCATGTGTTTTCATTGGTGCCCTTAGCGGTAATCCTGTTAGCCTGATCTTACTGCCTATTCCACGATTCCATCTGTAGCCGTCGCCAAAATGATCCATTGATGCCTTGCGATGCTCTGGATCAACGTCCCAATCCACTTTGTATAACTCGCCGGTAGGGCTTCGTGATAACAAGTAGCGCTCTAGTTGCAATTCGATACCCTGTGATTCTGGCTCATCGGCACTCGGCTCTTTTATCGCTACTTCGATCATTGGATGCCATTGCATTGTAATCCAATGCTCTGCTTTATCTGACATTTTTTTTCGCAGCATGGACACATCGGGCGCTTCAAATTGTTCTTCAAGAAATAAAGCTACAAACTTTGTGCCTCGCAAATAAATGTCCGCGCTTAATCCTGAGCGCTCATGCCGCCAAGTCTGAACCTTGCGGTCGCCCTTCATCTTGGTTATGGCGAAATGCCTGCTCCAATCTGTGTCTGTGTTGTTCATGTCTAGTCTCTATACACTGCCGTCGCTTTCGTCGGCAGTGGGTTAGGGATTAGTACCCGGTGATGCGATCCAAGTTATTGTAGAGCGTAACGAATGGCTCTAGCATTTTGACCCATCGTTGTTTCTCCTTGTTGTCGCACTTCGCGACAATCTTGAATACACCCCCGGACTTAACAGACTCATTAGCCGCCTCGATTGCTTCTTCGGCAGCGTCCATGTGTGCCTGTTCGTCAGCATCCGGCTGATACGGCGGTGGCTCAGGCTTGGATTTCTTTTTGCTCTTGCCACTCGTGGCCTTCTTAGGTGCCTTCCTTTTCTTGGGAGTGAGTTTCTGAACCTTCAAGCGTAGCACCTTTGTTGTCGGCGCTTCGCCTTTCTCGGCTTGTTTGCCGACTTCCTTCAGAACTACATCCATCTTATCATCAGGCAACCGCAGGATTTCTCTGTGCGCCGTGAATGACAGTGCGGCTTGCCGCTTAGCTGCGGGTATCCGTCGCGACGCTTCAGCGTAGCCCTTGAGTGTGCTGAGCGCGCGATGCGTCTGATTGAGCGCCACTGTGTATTTGTCGCCCCACTTCGTTTGACTGAAGTTGAGAACATCACCGATCATAAATCCAACGTGATCGGACATCTGAGTCGTGTAGTCCAATACCGCTAGCGATTCCTCGATGGTTGTGTCTTGCGACAATTCCAATCCAAGATTTCCTTCGAGAATCGTGACGCGATCCGTCAAGATTTCTTGGATTGAGCGAGTCAATGGTTCGAGAACCACCGGCTCAGGTTTTACTTTCTTTAGCTCGTCTTGCGCCTTTTTGATTTCGTCAGCGCCAGCCGATAGCTTGTCTTTGTTGTTTTTCTTTTTCTTAGCCATATAGCTTTCTGTGTTTTAACTTCTCTGCGCCGTTGCGATCCGTCGCGGTTGGCGCTTATCCGCGCACGGTGAAATGTGTTTGTCTCGCCAGCCTTGTAACAAGAGCAGCCCCGATGCTTGCGGGTTAAATTGTCTGCGGACAACCCAATCGTAAACTTGGTTGTAATTACGGCCTATGTCGCTAGCCAAGTCTGCGACTGTTTTACCGTCGCGCTTTAGAATTGCAAGAATCTCGTTGAGTAACTTGGTTACTTGGTTCTTGAGATGCCCTTTCATAGTGGTTGTATTATCGTGCGGTGTTGGTAGTAATGCAAATAGTTTTCTACGCTCATCTTCGGCGCTCATTAGTAGTGACGGGAAGGATTCGCTCATGTTATTGGATCGCCCGGCTGCCAGTTACTCGGCTCAAGTATCCGATAAATTTGTTTGCCACCTTCGTCTCGCCATTCCTTCGGCCCCACCCATGTTGCCTTAACAAAGATTCGTTTGCCGCGAGCGAATTTGTATCGCTCATGTTTTAATGTCTTATAGTGCGCCCGGCGATTGTGAGCCATGCGAACTAACTCAGCGCTGGTATCGTTGGCGATACGCGCGCCATGTCCAACCGTCGCCTTGTTCGCTGGATGGCCGTGACTGATTAGAGTGTAGTGTGTTCTAGCCTTGCGCCATTGAACGCTTCGGCCCGGCTCATCAGGCGCTACGGTCGCCATGTGGATGTTTGGCGACATTGAATCAACACTAAAGGCCACGACGCTTCCAACTAACTGTCGATATATTTCAAAGTAAGCATCATCCAGTTGAGAATCTTTAACGTTCGCTCGTATTTTGATATTCCATCGTTTGTCACGGTCGCTCCATAGCGCTATGTCAAAGTCACCCGACTTTCGGCCAAATTCAAAATAGAACAATACATTCTTTCCGACTCGATGCTTGGTATCCAGTACCCTGAAGTAGATTCTACCTGAAGAAGTGAACGCCATTAACTGATAACGGATTCCAACCGGGATTTCGCTACTCTTATTTCGCAAAATGATTTCCATTCGCAAGATTGGAAACGGCAGCTTGAAATCGGAGTATTCTCCGTCGGGATCGGATTTAGCAAGTGACTGGATGTTATCGTAGACGTGGTCGTGAACCGCCGTATATTCAAACAATGGCGCAACACAAGCCTTCTCGTAGTCAGCCCTGCCTTCAGCCGTAGCGACTACCGCGAAGTGTTCATTAAATGTAATCAGGTTCATGGCGTGAACTTGGTTAGCATTAGCCTCATTCGGATTAACTCGATAAGGTCTGCATCCCTGAATGCGTAGCCGTCATCTATACCTAAACAATAGATCGGCTTGTCTGTCATTGTGCGAAGTGCCTCGCAATGCCACGGCTCGAAGCAGACAATTTCATCCGCCCATTCTACTAGCCGTCGCGAGATAGGCACGAGCGATAGATCGCCGCGTATCCCACAGGCCCGCGTGTTGCAATTGTATGAATGGCTCAGCACTTCGGCTGCCGTCGCGCTGCGTAGGATGCCGCCAGTGCAGACGCAGAGCACCCGCTTGTATTTGCCTTGATAAGCGTTGTGGAGATTACCCGGCAATCCGTTCTCCATGAGTTGTGTTTGTGTCATTTTGGTGTTCATAGTTTTCCGTCTGAGATTTTACGTTGTAGTTTCTTGCGCCAGCGATTAACGACTTCGTACGATCGGCCACTAATTACGCGGGAATGATTCATCCAGACTATCCTAAAGTAATATCCGCCGTCGCGCTTAAATAAGCCTAACACTCTCAGTGCTTTTTCTCTCATAAGATTTCTGCGGCCTGCTCATAACAAGCCGCAGTGTACCTTACGCGGCCTTAGTTGATCCCGCTTCCATGTTTGGCAGCGTCCATTTGGACGCACGACCACCACTTTGTCTGTAATTCCGCCGCGCGGCCCTTCAATGCGTTTACAGTCACGCACTACTTCACAATGTATTTCTTCGCGAAGTGAGCCGTCGCCCAATTTAACTGCTTGTTCTTTTGTTATCATTTAGTATTTCCCCTCTTGTTTGTCTGTGTAGGTTGAAAGTGCGTCAATTATCATCAGGTAAACTTCGTCTGTTGGCTCTTGCATGGAATGCTCAAGCGCCCATTCCCATGCCGCGATTTCGTTCTCGACTACCGTCGCTAAATCCTCTATTGCGTTCCTGTGGCCTAGCGCTTGGTGTCCTATTTCGTGTAGTCCGACAAAATATAGAATCAGTGGATCATCGCTTTCGTCTGTATCGATCCACATAACGCGCTCGCCCGTTTTTGCATTCTCCGCAGAAAACGAATTGCAGACCATTAGCCGTACTGGATTATTGGTTGCCAGCGCTTCCATGAGAGTGTGCCACTGTGCTTCCGGCTCATCGAGTATCCGAATGCCGTTTGCTTTAGCCAAGTATTCTATGTGTGCTTGTGTGTTCATTTAAACGCTTTCCAGCTTGCTCCACGTCGCGTCAAGCTCGGCTTTGGCGGACTCGTGCGCTAAAACGATAGCCGCTCTTGCGTCGCGAATATGCTCGGTGACAACGTTAATGGCATTGTTTTTCTTCGCGTACCAAAGAGCCGAATTGATCCGCGATCTTTCTTCGTTAAGCATTGCGATCACGCGCGAATGCTCTGAGATTCTATTGCGAACTTCTGCCGTCGCACTATCGGCCTTGATTGCTTTGTCTATGTTGTTCATTCGATCCTGCCGATCACCCTTAATCGGCAGACCCGAATTAACTCGCCAGTCCTAACCGTCGCCGCATATATCGGCGCACCCATCGCACGATTTCTTTACGTGCTGAGTCCATCATCCAATTCTGCTGACCTTTAAGTGGATCAGTTACGCTATCGGTCTTGAACACCGACCAATACCATGCCGGGCCAGCCCCGCGTTCTCTCATCGCCGCGTATGCGAGACTTGGCACGACGTAACCCTCATCCATGTGGCCGATTAAGTGATCGGTTCCCATTACTTCGTTCCCTTTGTCGTCTCGAAACTGGCATCCGAAACAATCACCCGCGCCCGGCTTGTCCAGTGGTAGCGCCTTGCCGTATAGCTTCGCGTATTTGTCGATCCGCTTCAGCATGGCCCGGTCTTTTTCTTCAGTGTTCATCGGCGCTTGTGTCACCAATGCGCCCAATGAGTTGATTGTGTCGCCGTCGCTGAAGTGGACTTTGTTGGCCCATCCGCTGCCGTTGACCCAATACCACATGCTCCGGTTTTGAATGAGCCTGTAGCCATTTGGCAAGTACTCGTTCAATCGCGCCTTGGTTGTGACTGTGCGCCAGCCCCCGGTATTCACGCTGATCGATCCATCCGCACGATATGTGAGGATGTCCGTCGCGTGCAACCGAATCGCGATCACGCCTTCGCCACGTCGCTCTGCGTACGTGTTGTTGGCGAGTTTCCGCCGCTCGCGATTGCGGCCCTGTAGTTGTTCGTCTAGTTGAGTGTAGTTCATAAAATTAGTTGCCCTTGTAGATTGAATGGCCCCACGAAATGATACGGGATCACTAGCCCGGAGCGCTTGTCCTGCTCCGGTGTCCGCTCATTGCGCGGCTCAGGCGTGGTTGATGTGTCACCGTTCTTGCGGGTATATTCGGAGATTGATCCGATTCCCATTCCTGAAGGTGGCATCTCTTTCGTTATTATCATACCCTAACTTAGCACTACTACCAAGGCTGTCAACGACTCGCCTAAAGATTTCTTGCATCGCATCAGGTTGAATATCAGCCAGTTACAAACTATCGTAAAAATAGTATCGTTGGCGATACGTGTGGGAATAGGTAGCCTACACGCACCGCAAGGTGCGCCACCTACCGCCATGTGCCGCCGCCACAAGATAGCTTTCGCCGGGAGCGCTGCCTACCTGTTGGACTGCCGTTTGAATCGTGTTCTACGGTTGCCCGGATCGCTTCTACTGTGCTGGTTGTTCTCCAAAACTTTTATCACTGGCTTGCCGTCGATCTGCCACGCCTTCAGATTCCGGCGCATGAGTCGGCACGATTTAGCGCTTATGTCGATCAGGATTGAGTCGCGGCCAATTAGCCCGGCTTGCTCACCAACGGTGCCAGAGCCAGCCATTGGATCAAGAACGATGTCGCCGGGATTCGAGAATGATCTAATAAGGTCGCGTGCTAACCATTGCGGCATCTGTGCATGATGATCTAGCTTCGCGCAAGGTTCTTCTTGGGCGCGCGTGTTGCCAGTCCACACATTATCTCTCATGCCCATATCGCGATTAAGTTTGCCGCTCATGTCGCCACTAAATGATCCGTCGCGTTCACGTTTGCCGCCCTTTCCGAATGTTGCTCTATAATCGCCGGATGTGATCGGCCAAAGATTTAATTTATCACAGATGGGATTGAGTGCGCCTTTGGCTAAAACAAATACATATTCAAAGCATTGGTGATAACGCGCACGATTTGGAGCGGAGAAATTTCTCTTGTGATATATCATTGTGTCGTGCAAGCGCAGTCCGCACTGCTCTCTGAAATATATCGCGTGCTTGAATGATGTTAGACTCTCTGATCCATTAACCGTACCGTCGCCAACTATCCAGCAAATCGCGCCGCCCGGCTTTAAGACTTCGGTGAGCCTATTAGCTGTCGCTTTGAAGCACCACGTATAGCCGTCATACGTTCTCAGGTTGTCATACGGCGGAGATGTTACCACTATATCAATACAGGCATTGTTAAGTTCGCGCATTGCTACCACGCAATCCCCGCAAATAATCTTAGCTTCACTCATAAAAAGAACGGCAGGGACTCAGCGCTTCGTTTTGCCAATGTGCTCGACATTACCCTGCACCGACTAGTAACCCTGCCGTCTAAGATGTCGCGGGCCATACGGCGCGATTCAGCCGTTGCTGCCAACCGTCTGAGGCGTTGCAATCCGTTGGCCCGCGTTTGCAAAATCATGGAGCTAGATATTTTTGCAGCCGTCGCCGCGCGTAGCGTTGCCAAGATCGCGCGAGTGTTCGCTGGCTCTTGAGCATTAAATCGCCATAGTCGCGTTGTTCTTGCGTGTCTGATGCCGTGATGCTCTGCACGTCTATCAAGCGCAATAGCGCGATTATATGCTCGATTCTCGCCATATCCTCTACGAGTCCCACAACTTCAACTGGCACATCATACTTCCCTAAGTCCGTTGTCTTGCGTGTCTGCCGCGCTCTGGATATGAGTTTGTACTTGGTTGCCATACTTTACTTTTAAGTAATCGTGCAGTCGTAGTTTTTTCACGGCTGAAATTCTGTCCGGCCATTTCCCGAAATCCATATCAAAAAGGATCGCGCTACGGTCGCTATTCTTACTCCACCACCAATACAGATAATCTTCTGGCACATCCTTGAGTCGTTCGCCCTTATGCTGCCCGAATGGTATTGGTGTGTAATCGTCATACTCACCATGTTTGTCAGCGGTCGCAATTCTGAGCTTAGTGATTTCATCGTGCGCTACTTTTAACTCATCCAGTAGGTGTGTTATTATTTTTGCGCTTACGTTTCCGGGGTGTCTTTGGACTAGCGCCCGGTACTTCCTTATCTCCTGAAGTGTTAGGCTCATCGCTCAATATCTTTGGTTCTATGGCCGTGAAGATGAACATTTCCAAGTAGGCCATCGCCTCTACAAAGTCTTTCAAGTCCTGTGGACGTTGCAGTTGAATTGCGCGGTACTCGGATGCTACTTCTGGCTTCACTGTTAACGCTTGCCGTCGCCGTATAATATCTCGTGTGCATAAGCCTAAGTACGTTCGCAGATTTAGTGGCCCTATGTTATCCACTCGCATTTTAACCAGCTTGTTATCACGCCGTGCGCGTAGCTCAGTGTAAACGGTCTTGCGCTTATCGCCGCCGCTCTGACATCGACACACGCTAATAACAGCGCCTTCAGGCAGTGTGGTTGTTTCTTCTACAAGTATGTCAGTCATTGTGGTTGTAGTTTGTCTGCCGCTGCCTGAATCGCCTCTCGTAAATCGGATCGTGTCGGTTGGATGACTTTATGCCCGTCAGTGATTACTTGCACTGTCCAACCCTGAATCGGGCCGCGCCCTTTCGTTCCATATCCACTGCGAGTCGGCCAAGCATGAGCGCCTGTCTTTATTATCCAGTCTATCATTTCCTGATCGCTCATGCCTTACCCTTCATTGCCACTATCACTGATAGCTTGCCGCTCTGCCGTCGCCTGATCGCTTCCCGGTAATGAGCGCATGTGTTAAAGGGTGCTGAGAATCGGTATCCTTCACAACTGCACCCGCCACCTTCTTCTGGATCGCCTATCAAACTCAGGATGTGTTCTTCGCCGTGTCGCGAACGAGAACGCACTAAGAATGTTCCGATGTCGAATGCCCTGAATGTCATGTGAGTTGTTTCTGTGGAAGCACGATTAACTGATTGTCGTCGCACCCAAAGTTCCCGTACGGAGTGACTACCTGCCTTAGTAAGAACCCGCTACCGTCGCTGCTAACGTAATACCGCCTACCGCACGGCGCTTCAGCTAATAGCCATTCTCTAGGTCTTTCAATATACCTGTAGCCCGGTGGTAATTGTGGCTTTTCGTTCCTGAGAATCTTGCCCCATATAATAGTGGGCTTCTTGCCGATGTAAACGTATCTCATGGCCGATGATCTATTGCTATGTCCGGGCAATCCGTTTCAAGGTTGTTGAAGTGTTTAATGATATAGAGCCGCACTGGATCGCCGCGATTGCTCGACGTGTCTTTCCACATGCCGTTATTCCATAACCATAGCAGGTAGCTTGCTGGCACGTCTTTCATTTTAGTACCCGAGTACTTCCCGAAAGTTATTTCGTCATCGTGACTGAATGGTTCGCAACTCATGGCCTCATATTCTTTAGTTGATTCTCCACCTTCTTGATGCGCGCGACCAAGTGTAGCATATAGGGATGATCCGGCTCGTATCCATGCGCCTTCCATTCATCATAAAGCCCCTGTAGTCCGTCGCGCGTTTGCATCTTTTTAAGCAGGCGTTCCCTGTGTCCGCTTTCGCGAGTAGGATAAAAGTTGTTGTGTTCACGCTTGGCCTGTCTCTGTTCTTCGTCGCTGAGAATCACGCCAGCGCTCCATGTTCTCGCGCATAGTCCATAAATTTAATTACTTTGTCTTTCTTTCTCTGGACTGCATTACGGTCGTAAGAAAGCGGCAGTATTTTGTGTTCACTTAGTAGCTCAACTACTCCATATAAATCCTGTAGCTCTGTTACTATTAAATCCCGCTCTGTTTTAGCGTTAGAAATAGTAGGATCGCGGTCGTATATTCCGAACCTAAGCGCCTTGCCTACGTGTTGTTGAATCTCGGCGCATTCTTCAGCCAAGCACGCTAATAGGTGTTCTTGTCTATTCATTACAACACCGCTACTTTGCCGTTGTTCTCGACTAGCTGCGTTATCTTGGGAGTCCATACCTTACGTTTTCCGCGCGGGCCTTTCTTGGCCCACGAGTAAACATAAAAAGCAACTCGGCAATGCAGCCAGTTAAGGATCGCTTCGTTGCCAAGTGATTTAGTAACGCGATGCGCGTGATTCGATCCTGACGTGGACTGGATCGCCATTAGTAGTGCGCCCTGCCTAACTAGGATGTCAGCGCCCCATAAGTCGCGCCTGATGCCACCGCCCGGATGATTTGGTATGTTGATCCATTTCTCTACCACTTCAGCCGTCGCGCCCTGTTTGCGAAAAAAGTCCAGCGTCCTAGCGGTAGGGCTTCTCATTTTGCGGGCCAGTAATGTGTTCCGCTGCGATGCACGAGATGCCCGTTGGTATCCTTGATTGGTGTGTGTATCCAGCACGTCACGGCATCGTTGCCTTCACCGCAACACGCGGATAACAAGAACAGAGTTAAAAGCTGAGGCACTATCGATCGATGTTGCCTCACCCTATGCCGTCGAAGATGTTGTAAGTGGGATTTGCGTGCTCTCTGACAAATATCCCTACCACAAGTCTCATGCTTGCAACCCCATCGGTTACGTTTAACGTATTCCGATCCGCAGTATTGACAGATGTTCATTGTATTACAGCTATCACGTTAAAGCCTTCTTCCGCCGCTTCTAGGTGCGCTTCGTTCTCTGTCATTGCTTCCATTAAGACACAACGAGTAGTCCTAACTTCCATACTGGTGTCGTGTTCTAGGTATTGCATCCACCAGCCGTGCTCATCATGTGTTAAGTCGCACGTTCGCAACATGCTTACCGGCTGAGTTGTAGAGCGGTTCTTCGTATGGTTCGCTTTGCTCATAAATCCTTGTTATTATGTTGGCGCGAAGTGTGGCTAGTTCGTGTTTAAGCTTCTTGGCTTCAGCTTCCTGTTGCTCGATAAAGCGTTGCGTCGCGCCAGCTACACGCACTTGCGGGGATTGTCGCCTCATTTGCGCCGTCGCCTTTGTTTAGGTGGCTCCTCTACCAACCTTTGGTTCATGAGTATAAGACCTTTGGCTGTGTCCCAATTTTGTAGGATGTAGTTAAGCGTTGGAGTATTTATATCGTTGAATGCTTTTTCGGCAATAGACAAGATTTGGTGTTTGTATAAATGGCCGCAGACCTGTTCCTCGGTCATAACTAAATCCTCACAGAGTCCGCGTAACACTTTAATTACTGATTCTCGACTAACGGGCTGCACCGGCAAACCGCTAGGCTTATCAAGCGGATGCGTTGGCGTATCGTTGGCGATACCAGCCGCGCTTTCCGGCTTGGACGTTGGCGCGGCATTACCTGTCGGTACGGACGTTACCGTTTCCGTCGATCCAGCCTTCGTCTGCTGTTGGCATGTAGCATCACCTACTTTCTGTTGATCGCGATACGCAAACAAAATCGCCTGCTTCAAAGCCAAGTCGTTATTGCTACAGCCCGGCCTGAGCGTGTTGATCCATTTGTCGTGCATCCACTTCAACACATTAACGTCTAGCTCGCCCACTTTCTTGCCTAATAGGTTGCCGTTGGGCTGCCCTACGTGGCTTATACGTTCTTTGTAATTGTCAGCCGTCACCGTGATAGGGCCGTATGGCCCTGACGATTCTGGCGCGGCTACAGTGCTGGCGCTCGCCTCTCCTGTGGCGTTTGCGGTCGCTTCTCGAACGTTTCGCTCTATGAGTTCACTGTTAGGGCGTTGGTCGTATTCTTCAGGCTGGATGTCGCTCATCTCATCTTCAGTGTAGATGCCAGCCACCAATCCGGGCCGAATGGCCCGCACGCCTTCAGTTAGACAGCGTGCATGTAGCATCTGACGTGGAGACTGTCGCCAATTCTTTTTTAAGACTTGTTGCCTGCTTTCATCATCCCATGTTGTGGCCAATCCCTTCTTAACCGCGTCATCGAATGTCCGTACTATCGTAAGTTCTCCGGGAAGCGCTAGGTCTGACTCATCCTGTCCAGCCTTTATTAACTTATAGCGTTCCTTGGCTCGTTTGATTCCGTCAGCATCGCAGTCTTGTTTGTTCTTCCAGAATGTAGCCGAACATTCTTTATCGTCTCGCTTATGCCACAGGATAGCGCCTTCACGTTCAAACTCCCCCTGAAGCGCATCGGCTCGATATGCTGGCTTGTGATCGATGATGTGATACCGTCGCAGCGCCATAACAGGATGTATGCCTTCGGCTTGGCAAAGTAACATCAGCGCCATAGCCTCATCTTCAGTCTTGACTCCGAACATACCACTGGCAGCAATGGACTTCGCCATTGTCTGCATGTCGGGCAGAGTAACAGGCCCATGATGATAAACTGCTACTTCGTTGGACATATCTTTATGCGTCCGTTTAACACCCGGATACGGTTAATGGTTTTCCATTCAATGCGCCGCTTCGCTTCATATCGCTTGTAACCGTCGCTGCCTTGATATTGTTTTCTCTCACAAGCTTCCGTACCGCTTCGTAAATAGCTGGCTCTAACAAGTCAGCGATCTTGCTGTGTAACATCCATCTTTCATGTGATGTAACACAAGCCCCGGACGTTCGATACATATTCACTGACAAGTCAGTACTGCCGCCTTCTATTGTGACTGAGAGAGTCATTTTTTGTTTCTTAACTTGTCGTGAATTGAGGCAGCTATAAAACCTAAAACAGCTATCAATATCAGCAGGAGAACTGTGTTAACTTGAATACTTTTCAGTAATTGCAATGCCTCTATCGCCTGTGTTTGTGTCATCGTATATGTGACTTGGTTTCTTCGTAAACTCGTAATCCGGCAGGCTGCACTAGCCGTCGATCTTCGCTCTTGGATAGTTCCTCTGGAAAGCGCGTCATCCGAAACAACCCGTTCTCTTTGTTTAACTCATCCAATAGCCGCATCCTATCCAGTTTGAGCGTTTCTGTGTCCGCGTGCCATTTCCAAAACTGCGGATAAGCCTGACAAAATACTATCGCGTCCAGAACTTGAAACGTGATCCTATTCCTGACTACAAGCCCTTTAGGTTTCTCGATGCCCGGCACAATGGCTACTTCGGCGTTCATCTCAAGATCGAATGCCTTGGCTTCTAACTTTAGTGCTTCGCCTACTAGTTTGTCGTAAGCTTCCTTGTTTGTAGACTGCATTGCTCTCGATCTTAACTCCGCGCCGGATTCCCGCAGTGCCCTAGCGTCCCGTTGCTCAGCCTCGATCTTATCCGCTTCTTTGTTTCGTAGCTCGGCTTGTTTCTTTTGATAGTGGCTAACCATGCCGGATAGCCGCATATATTGCTTGTCCACGTCCGCTATGAAATTCTCAGCCGCCGCGTCGATCTTCTTACCTAACGCGAGCACTGGCGATTTTACCGACTTGCGTGTTTGCTCCATGCCTTGACGCAATCCCTTTAGCTCTGTTAGCGCTGCTACTGCCTGAAGCTGCTGCGCGGGTGTTTCTACCTTGGCTATCGGCCTTGCTAGCTCAAGTGCCTTGCGTTTCCACTCAAATGCGCCTTGAGTTATTTCTATCTCGCCAGCGAAATCTTTTAATACGAGCGGCGCGTTCATTTATGACACCGGCATTCACAGATTGTTGGTTTTGGGCATTTTTTGTGATCGCCGTTAACACAAGCCGCAAACACCGCGCCCTCGTTCGACATAAACGCTAAATCAAATTTGCGTTTCGGTCGTAGTGCGTGATTGAAGCGTGGATCGCTAGATTGTTCTTGCGGGATCGGCGGATTACGATAGCGCCGCCTGCGCTTAACCCTGACAGTATGCTCGTGCGCTGGCCTGATTGTGTCGTCCCGCAGCGGAAACTCGTGGACGGTTATTGTCGGCACAACCTGTTTCTTGCGCCGGAAGTATTGAGTTACTTTCTTATACCACGGCCTTGCTTCCATCGCTGTTTCTCGGTGTGTTATTCAAGTTGAGTAACTTACGCATAACTACCAAGCTGTCAAGTAAAAGAAAACGGGCGCTAGTTTATAGCCCAGCGCCCGCCCCCTTGAACAACACAGAGAAGTCAGCCGGTCTAGCGGCCCATGTCTCTTTAGACCTAAACTATCATGCGTGTTACTACGGTTGGCAAATTCTTTTCGCGATTATCCGTCGCACTTCCCGGTTCATCTTGGACCGCTTCATTGTATCTAGTTTTTGATGACAAGGGCTACAGGCTAGCGCTGCTTCCCGTAGTTGTTCTTGGCTAAGGAACCGCCGCTTATCAGCATGAGCAAAGCCAAGCATAATACCGCCCACGCAGCCGTCATAATGAAACTCGCATCGAGTTATACCCGCTCGTTCAAATAGCGGCTTTAGCTCGGCTCGTACCCGATCCCATTCTAATGTGCGTTTTCCTGCCCGCCTTAATGGAGCGCGTCTCACTCACGCAGTAATGTGGAGCAGCGCCTTAACCTTTTTGGTTTGGTTTTCATTGTGGTAAAGGTTTTAAGCCATAAAACGGTACGGCCATCCCTGCGTTTATCATCACGTCGCTAAAGTTCCTGCCATCACCCATGATAACAGCCCCATCGAATCGGCCACCGAACTTATCCCATCCGTGAGATATTATCTTGATTTGTGCGCCTATTGCCAATAGTTGCTGCGCGAATGCTAGCGATGTCTTTCCTTCAGGTGTGATTAACTCCGGTGCGTTGATGCCATATACTCGGCAGTGGATGTCAACGCTGTGTATGCCAAAGCCTAGGTCTAAATCAACGATAATAGTATCACCATCATGCAGTTTGATAACCGTCGCGGGATACGGGCCGAACGTCATAGAGCCTTCTTGTTGGCAAGATCAACTGAAGCATGAGCCGCTTTCCCGGCAACTGTGTGCGCGGAGTGTGGCTGCGTAGCCCACGGCTTTGTTAGTGTCCACCATGCAGTAAGATCAGGATCACTTGGCACAGGATTTGGTGTCGGCGGTGGACTCGTGATAGGAACTGACTGAGTTAGATCGCCTTGCTGAGCAAGCAATGCGGCTAGCCCTATTGAATTATAGCCGAACGTTCCACTCTTGCCC